TTATAAATTAACTTCGGTTCCTTCTAAAAACTTGACGGTGATGTTGCCGTCCTCTCCTAGACTAATCTTCTCAAGTACCTGGCACATCTTTCTTCCATTGAATTCTTCCTGATCTCCGCCCAGCAACTCCTCCAATTGAGTCGCATGGTACCTCTCCAGCTTTTGTTCTTGTCTAAAGTTATCCCACTTCTCTTGTAGCTTTTCTTTATTTTCCCTTAGAATTTCTAAAGCTCTAAGGAAAGCTTGCTGTAGCGTTTCCTCATCAATATGGCGATTAGTGCACCCCTGTATTCCTTTTACCTTATATCGGTTGTTGCATTGCCAGACAGGCCGCTTTCCTCTACTGGTTGTCCAGTTCTTTCGGCCGAATAGACCTCCGCATTCTTTACAGAATACTTTGCAGGTGAATGGGTTTTGTTCGCACTGGATAATGTAAAAATTGATGTGATTATCCTGCCTAAACTGATTTCTCCGCTCTACCTCAAGCTGAACCAACTCCCATTCTTCCTTATTAATAATGGCTTCATGGTTGCCCTCGATATAGTATTGATTGACTTGTCCCTGGTTCTCACTGCGCTTCTTGGTTAGAAAATCTACCGTATAGGTTTTCTGCAAGAGGGCATCTCCCATGTACTTCTCGTTTTTAAGCATTCTTTGAATGGTAGTCGGATACCAGTTAACTTTTCCATTCCATCCTGGAACTCTCTCTTCTTTCAGTGTTCTTGCTATACTTTCTGGCGTTTCTCCTTGTAAAAAATCCCGAAAGATTCGTCTGACAATCTTGGCTTGTTCCTCATTGATGATAAGATTGCCATTCTCGCCCTTGTCGTAGCCTACAAATTTGGTTGTATTAACCCTTACTTCTCCCCGTTCAAACTTCTTTCGAATCCCCCAGGTCGCATTCTCTGAGATAGAACGGGATTCATCTTGAGCCAAGGAAGAAAGAATAGTCAAAAGCACTTCTCCTTTGGCATCCAGGCTATCAATATTCTCCTTTTCAAAGGTGACCCCAATTCCTAGCTCTTTAAGCTCTCGGACATATTTCAAACAGTCCAGCGTGTTTCTGGAAAAACGGCTTATGGATTTCACAATGATTCTATCTACTTTTCCTTTCCGGCAGTCACCTATCAACCGATTAAACTCTGTGCGTTTCTTGGTGTTTGTGCCTGAAATTCCCTCATCCGCATAGATATCAACCAACTCGTAGAGAGGATTCTGCCGAATGTAGTCCTGGTAGTAACGGACCTGGTTCTCATAGCTTGATAGCTGTTCGTCTTGGTCGGTGGACACTCGGCAGTAGGCCGCCATCCGGATTTTCTGAATGTGTTGATTCTGCTCGACTTGTATAGTTTTCTTGGCAGGAATAACTGTAATATTTTTTGCCACCGATGTTCTCCTCCTTTACCACTGTGGGTTCATGGATATTCCAATCCTGTACTGCACCGTCTGGCACGCGCATGCCGATGCAGGCGACCTTCCCTTCTCGGATGTACTTGCTGCAGACCCACACAACCTTTCCTTTATAGTACTTCTGCCGTTTTAAAGTAGAGCCACAATGCTCGCATTTCAATAAGCCACTCAAAGGATATCGTCGATTGTAATCGATGCTTAGGTTTGCCTTTCTATTCTGTTTCAGACGCTTTTGAACGGCTTCCCAATCTTCTCTGGATACAATAGCTTCATGGTTATCTGTAATCAGGTACTGCTGCACCTGACCTTGGTTGAGCCGTTGCTTGGCCTTGATTTCCGCAAAATAGTATTTTTGTAGGATTGCATCTCCCTTATACTTTTCGTTTTTTAGAATATTGGTAATGGTGCTTGAATACCATCGCCCACCGTCTACCGTAGGAACTTCCTCTTCATTGAATAGCTTTGCGATAACATGAACTCCCATACCAGATAAATAAAGGTTATAAATCCGTTTGACGATTTTAGTTTCTTCAGGATTGATGATTAACTCGCCGTTCTCATCCTTGTCATAGCCTAAGAAGCGCTTAGTGTTAATCACTAGTTCTCCTCGCTGGAACTTCTTCTGAAAAGCCCACCGTTGGTTCTCACTCATGTTGCGCAGTTCTTCTTCTGCGTAGCTAGCAAGAACCGTAAGCATGACCTCTCCTTCGTTTGATGAGGTATGGAGATTTTGTTCTTCAAAGAAGATATCCACTTGAATAGTTTTCAGTTCCCGGCTTACTGCAAGTAATAACTCAGTGTTTCTGGCAAAGCGAGAAATGGACTTAGTATGAATGACATCAATCTTTCCTGCCCTACAATCTTCCAACATCTGCTGAAAGCCTGGACGCTTGGCCAGTTTGCCTGAAATCCCCTGATCATAATAAACCCCAATAAAGTCGACATCTTTTTGATTCTGATAGAAATGAATAAAGTAGGCTTGCTGATTGGTGAGAGAATCCTGTTGCTTTTCGGTCATGGTTGAAACCCGCGCATAGGCACAAACTCTTATCTTTCCTGGTTTCATTCCACTCTCCTTTCTTCCTTACTATATATCACTCTAAAGGCCGAATTTATCAAGTATTCAGCCCACTCATTCAAGCATTTTTTTAGTTGAAATGCTGTATATGTAAAAGGCCTGCAGGGGAGCTCCACGCAGGCCTTGATTGATTATTCAATTCGTAACACTTGACCGGGATAAATCAAATCTGGATTTTCAATTCCATTGATGGCCGCTAAGTGCTGGTAGTTCGTGCCGTACATAGCTGCAATAACGGAAAGCGTATCTCCGTTTTCAACGGTATAGGTGGTAGTACTGGATACTTGAGCACTTCCCGTAACCTGCAAAACTTGTCCCGGATAAATCAAGTCAGGATTGGCAATCCCGTTGATAGCCGCTAATTCCTGATAACTTGTCCCATAAAGAGCCGCAATAGCTGATAGGGTATCCCCCTCTTGAACCGTGTAAGTCCCAGTCGACACTGGCGCTGTTACTTGTTGTGGCACTTCTGATCGAGGTTCTGGTACCTGTCCGGTATAAACAGAACGCAAATCCCGATACATATAGTTGGAATCCACTCGGCCACTGATACCGCCAACAACTCCGTCACTGGTAAACTGCCAGATATCAGTCGGAACAGCACAAGCAGCCACCTGCCACTGAGCTACCCAGTTGGTATAGCGGGACAAGTCGTCCATATTCTGGAACCAGTACAGGCTCGCATACACGCCAGCCCAGTAACCAGCGGCTTCTACATTGTCACAAAACAGTCGGCAGATAGCCGTAGAAGTTTCCCAGCTTACGCCCCCATTGTTAGCTTTCCATCCGTCCGCATCTTCCATATCAATGTAGAGCGGCATAGAAGGATGGAATTGCCGGACAAAGTTCAAAAAGGCATTGACCTCCGCTTGTGCTTCTCTCAAGTTTCGAGCATAGCTATAATGGTAGAAACCGTATGGAATGCCAACTCGCTCACATTCAGATGCATTTCGCCGTGCTCGTAAATCTTCCGCAAAGCTGCCCCAGGATGAACGAATAATGACAAAGTCAACATTGTTCTTCAACTGATCAAAGTCAATAAAACCATTGTGCTCACTAATATCTACTCCAAATAAAGCCATCTTATTTTTCCTCCGATTTTAATTGTTTCAAAGTCTGCTTGAGTTTTTCTGGAACTGGTAAACCAATCCGGGCCGCATTTTCAATGATGCTGAGGCCTTCATTAGACAAGTAATAGAAAATAACTGCTGTGCGGATAATACCACCCTGTTTCAAGATATGGGTATCAATAATCTGCCCCATGGCCACCAGCATCAAAATGACAACTTTTTTAAACAGTCCTCGAAAACCAACTGTACTGGATAGCTTCTTTTCAACAACGGCTGCCATCAGCCCACTGATATAATCAATAGTGATAAAGACAATCAATGCAAAAATAAAACCATCCCAATCGCCAAAGACACTGCCAATTAGTCCACCTACCGTAGTAAACAGTACTTTATTCGCAAAAACTAATTGCTTCATGATTCATTTTCCTTTCTACGTAGTTCACTCCAATCTGGATTTCCCTTCTCATCAAACTGCATGATATAGAAATTCTTATGGAATAACTCCGACAGATTCATAGTAGAGACTGTCGCTCCCCACTGGGTCAATGCACCTACCGTTTCAACTTCTATGAATTGTCGACGGCCTCCTTTAATAACCGGACGCTTTTGAACTTCCCGGTACATATAAAAGTCCTCGCCCTCACTCTTGCAGCGAATGAATTCTCCATTCTCGCGCATATAGGTGAGCGCTGCAGCCAAATCAAAGGGTTCTGTGATTTGGCTGAGGTCAGGCAATAATTCCTTATTCTCCATCTGTTTTACCTCTATCTTTTTCTGCTGGTTCTGTTACTTCGTCAAGTGCTGTTTCCAATTCTTCTTTTTCCTTTTGGAGGGCTTGATAGGCCTCCTCTTTCTGAGTCAATTGAATGGCTAAGAGGTTCTTTGACGTTACCTCATCTGCCAGTTTTCTGGTCAGCTCTTCAATGGTTAAACGAAGAGCCTGATTGATTTCTTCTGGTTTCATTTGTTCCCTTTCTTATAAACGTCCCACTAAGCTTCTTGTATCCCACCAAGCTGGATGCCCTTCTCCTTGATTCGCTCGATACTCATAGAGTGCTCCAATGCTATTAGACAAGCGTTGGAGAATCTCATGGAGTGAGACATAATTTCCGCTTGTATCTAAATAAAGCCAAACGTCCCCAACATTAATAGTTGAGTCTCGTCTATCCTGTTTTCTGCTTGGACGGAGCTGAAGCTTTCCTGTTGTTGTCATAACCCAACCATCTTTATTATCATAGGCAGAACTGGCAAAGGACAATTCATCTCCAACTACATCAAGTGAGTCAACATTAACCCCATTCCAAGCCCGAATACCTACAAAGCCACCATCATTAGAGCTTTCATTGCCATAGCGATTAGACCCAATGACCGTCACACCAGCTCTTCCCTTACCATCGACATTTCCTGTCGCAAACTTAATGAACTGGGTTGGATAACCAGCTAGAACTCGTTTCAAGGCAGCTTGGTCTGTATAATACAAAATTTGACCCGCATTGAGACTGATTTCCATAGCTCGGTTAATGGCTGTTAGGATACCACCTGATATCTTGTTCGCAGATAAAGTTACCGACTGCACCTGGCTGATGAAGGCCTGCTTTGAGAAAAGCTTCCTCAGATAAGCTTCGGTCGCAGATAGCTTGTTAAACAAGGCATCATCTACTTTCAGTTTCTCAGCCGTTACTGCTTCTGCACTTAAGATTGCGGTTGTGACTGATCCCGATTCAAAGTTGGCTGTCTTTAACTTATCCACCATGGCAGACTTAATCACAGCATGGTCAATTAAAGTTTGTCCTGTGATACGAGTGAGTCTACCATGGATATGATTTACTCCATTCGCTAATAGATTCAAACTGTTTAGTACTGCCCCACCTGAAGTCAAATGCTGAACCGACCAACTGTTTGCGAGCTGAGTTTGAACAGTAGAAACTTTCTGGGTCAAATCCGTCACCTTGGTCACATAGGAAGAATCTGTCAGGACAATATGGGCCAAGTTATGTTTGACACTGTCTTCCTTTGAGCCAATGAGCCGTGAGTACAGATTAACTGTTTCCTGAACCTTTTGAAAGTCACTGCTGCTGGTTTTGCCATTGATTGCCTGCATGATTTCTGAAAAACGTCCCTCCACTGTTTGAGAATAGGAGGCAATCTTGGTTTCTGTGTACTGCCGGCCATCCTCTGGAGCTGGACTCGGTGTCGTCGCAATTGTCCCATCTTCCAATTGTGGATCCCGAATGCAGAGAACATCACCAACCTGCCAGCCATTTGAATAACAGACCCAGGACCAATATTTCTCAAACTTCACGGTAAAAGAGTGAACAAACCGATGCCATTCAGTTTGAAGTGTCACGGTCGAAACACCACCTGTCTCAAAACCAAACCGAACAACTACCGACCGACTCGCTTTCATGTCGGCCGAATAGACCATTTTCTTCCCTTGCCATTCAGCCCCTCTTAAATCAAAAATGGGCTTATGAAAGCCACCATTTCCTGCTTTGGTACAAGTAGCTTTGAGATAGTATACACTTTTGGCATTCATATCCGGTACTCGTTCAAACTTCCATTCTGATACATTAGATGAGAGGGGTAACAGACCATCAAAATCATAATGACGGATGTAGTTGCGCCCACCAATCTGCAGATTCTCAAAGCGACGATTTAAGCCTTTCACATCTTCTGAATAGGAGGCTTTTGCGACATAGTCCTTGGCTACTTGCTCTCGGACAGTCCTGGCCTGATTGGCTGTTTCCGTCCGTACATACTGCTCAAACCGTTCTCTCCTCTCTCCATCTCTTGAAACATACCCCTGAACCTGTTGGAGAGTTGTTTCAAGGCCAGATAGTGTTTGCTTGACTTCTGTCTTACTGACAAAAGTTCCCATTTTCTGAAGAGTTTCTGTTTGAAAAACTTTCAAGTCTGCTGTTGTTCGATTCGTCACTTCTTGGACTTTGTTCAGAGCTTGCTGAGTAGTTCCTGCCTTTCCTAAGGCTTCTTCTGATTTTTGGGAAATCGCTTGAAGCGTGGATTCTGTCGTTTTCGTAAAAGCAGTAAACGAACTCTGAATCTGATCACGAGTCTGAGCTGCAATTTCTTCCGCCTTTGCTTTGGCCTTTTCAATGCCGTCTAGTACCTTGCTCTCTTGCTTCTCAAAAGCAGCTTCAAAGGCCCGATTGGCATTTTCCAAGGCTCGTTCAATCATCAACTCTTGACTGCCTTGAGCTAGATTCAAAATGGAATGTGCTGCAGCTGTTAAATTTGAAGAACTGCCATGGCTACTTGCTTTTGCAGTATCATCAAAGGTCAATGAGATATATTCTTTAGTCAGCGCATCATATTCAAAAGCTACAGTCTGCTTTAACAAATCCACATAGTGCTTTCGACTTTTAAGAGTGACCCAGTCTCCCAAATGAACCGTTTGACCATCTAGCTCATAGGCTTCTATCACAATGGCATCCTGCTCTCGGTCAATCTTGTCATGATAGAATTTACTCTCTCCCCATTTTCGCAATTCCTCAAGGGTTTTAAGATTGTTATTCGTAAACTCTTTTTCGTTGATATAGGGATAAGCACTAAGCAAAGGACTGTCAACAGTCACGGTTAACGTCTTCTCCTCTTTGGCTCCTTCTGGTTTAAAGGTTGAATGAACATGAATACGGGTCACGACATTCTGAGAGCTTCTATTCCGCTTGTAGGATTTTAGATTCTGATGAGTCGTAATAATGACGCCACGATTTTGTCCTCGATGCTCCTGAATAGAGAATGAGAAATTATCTCGAGTCAGTTCCCCTTCCCAGGTTCCGACAATGGAATGAGCACCATCTAACAGGACCTTATAAAGCGTAGTTGTCTCAGTCGTGTTAAAATCCCTGTGTTTGGTAATATCACTTGTGAAAGAAAAAGGCCCAAGACTTGTCTTAGCCGCCTGGACCATGTTAGACAAGGCCGTCATACAACCTACTTGAGAATTTCCAATTGGCTTAATGGAATGCTGCATGACATCATCCGTAATGTGATAACACAGAACCTCCACGTGGTCATCCATCTCAACTGGTTTCTTAATACGAAACAGCTGTTCTCCTAATTCAGGGACAGGAGCCTTAATGAGTTTATCTACTTTCAATAGCCGATAAAGATGGCTGTCCGTTATAGGATACTTGAGGGTTAAGGTAAAATCTCCATTCAACGTTTCCTTTACCCTAGCAGATACCGCTTCATAGAGGGGGATACCGTTCCATTTAACGGTTTGTACTTCCTTATCTAATAAATAAAGCATTAAGCCCACCCCCAGACAATTTCAAAACGAATGGACTGAATCCCAGTTCCCAATACAACTCCCACTGTTTTATCTTTTGAAGAGTCAATCGTCAAAAAGTCACCAGACCAATTGATTCTTTTTCCTGATGAGGTTCTAAAACTTGGTTTGTCAGGGTTGTTATCCATCACTAGTGTTTCACCAGACTCTATTTTCTCCAAACGAATAACCTGACTACCAATCGTAAAACTGGTTTCAGTTGAAGTGTTTCCCATTATTGTCAATTTGGGAAAAGCCAAAGCCGAACCTTTCGTTCGCAAAGCACCATTTTGAGTGAATGACTGACTATCTGTATCTTTAAAGAATTTTGTGGGATGGCATTGGAAGGTAGCTTCCATCTCATAAACTCCATGCTTGTCCTTTATCATTTTTGAAACAAGTACCTTATAGCACCAAAGCCGGACTGTCTTCAACTGCTCACTCTCTAGCCAAAACTGTTCTTTAGAAAAGAGAGTCAAAAACTGAAAAAGTTCTTCTTCACTTGGCTTGACCACATAAATCTTAAATGTCAACTCCATCACATTGCGATGCTTGTTGGTTTCCATGACGGCACCACTAATCCCTCTATGCTCAAGGAGCTGTGTTTTACTGCTTTTCATGACAATCGGTGGACTATTTTCTACAATCACCTTAAAGGGAAAAGAGGAAGTATGCACCCCATCAATGACTAATTCATTGTATCGAATCATGTTCCCAGTCCTTTCAGTTGTTTTTGCCTAGCGAGTTCATCTGCCAATCTTCCTGCTACATGTTCTGCCAAACGTTCTAAATCCGCTTCTTCTCTGATTACAACATCTGAAATCGTAATGGTAATCTGTGGCAGAGCATCTAAGGTAGAAGCAATTCCACGACCAATCTGACCCAATGTTTCTCTGTTTAAGGGAAGAACCGCTTCTCTGCCTGCCTCCCCTCCTGCTAAGAGATTCGTACCATTTAGGCCAAAGATGGTTGGCTTGGTTAAGATCCCACCCTTGGCATACCATTCAATCCCAATCCGTGGAATATCCCCCTTTAACCAATCAAGCGGATTGGCCGACCCGCTGACACTAAAGTGTGGCAAAGGAATATGCGGCCAAGAGATATGAAAATTAAAGAGATTCTTTATGGCATTGATGGCAGAGGATACGGCATTTTTAGCCCCATCAATCGCTCCAGAAATGGCATTTTTGATTTCATCCCAAATATTTCGAACAGTTGAGAAGATGTTGTTTAGGACATTTGATATGGTCTGCAAGATACCATTCCAGATATTGGATAGTGTGTTTGCAATCCCCTGAACAATCCCTGTCACCGTGGATTGAATGGCATTCCAAATGGATGAAAATAAAGAAGAAAGGGCTGATAGAATATTTGAAACACTATCTCTGATACCGTTCCAGCTATTCACTATAAATTGCCAGATGGCATTAAGAACGGTGCCAATGATGGACTGAATCCCTTCCCATACGGTAGATACAATTTGCTTAATGGTTTCCCAGGCACCAGACCAATCCCCAGTAATTACCTGCATAACCAATGTGATAATGCTAAGAATAACGTTTAGGACTGTTTCTATTATTGTTTTGATAATATCCCAGGCTGTTGTGACAACGAGCTTGATATTCTCCCAAACGGCTGTTAGATAAGGCCCAATTAAATCCATAATGGTGGTGATTACCGTCGAAATGGCATTCCAGACAGTTGTTGCAACATCTTGAATCAACTGGTGATTTTCCTGCCACCAAGAAACCAAGGTTCCCAAAATTTCCATCACAAAGTCTACGACTTGCTGAACGATGAAAGAAACGGCTGAATAGATAGCATTCCAAGCATCCGTAACAGCCGTTCTGAAAGCTTCATTATGTTCCCATAGTTCCTTAATACCAATGACCAATAAAGCAACAGCCGCTATCACCGCAAGTGCAATCCCTACAATCGGAGCAGCCGCAGCTAACATCCCTCCAATCGTCGTCCCAAGAGCTAAAGCTGCAGCTTGTAAGGCTACAATAATGGGTAAGAGAATACCCGCAACAGTCACCAGTCCACCCACAACCAGAATGAACTCCCGCACAGGTTCCGGAAGATTCACGAACCATTCCGCAACACTTTTTAAAAGCGGAACAAGTTGTTGGAGAAACGGAGCTAGGGTTTCTGCAATCGCTCCTCCAACTTCGGCCATGGCCTCTTTAGCTGCATTTTGAGCTAAGGTGAACTGATCAATAGGGTCAAGTGTTGCTTCATAGGTGGAAGCAACCACTCCCTTTGCTTTTTCTGCGGTTCCTGCTAAATCATCAAAAGATAGAGCCCCCCGCTTAATGGCATCCACCATCCGTGGAGCAGCTTTAGTACCAAAGATACTGGATGCAAGCGTTAAGGCTTCCGTTTCACTAGTGCTGTTTCGGATTTGTTCGACCGTTTCTTTTAAGCCTTCACTCAGTGTCTTTCCTTTAGCTGCATAGTTGACTGCTGCTTTGGAGAGAGAAGAAAGAGCAGCCGAAGAATCGACCCCACTTTTTTCAAACTGCCCCATAAGAGCCACACCCTCATCAAACGAAAGTCCTAAAGCCTTAATTTGTGGAGCACCTTGGATAGCTTTGTTCATCAAATCCTGAACACTGACTCCAGTCGCCTGGGCCGTATAAGTGACAGTATCTAAGACTCGATTTAAATCACTCGTCTCAAGTCCATAAGCTTCAATAGCTTGTTTTGCAGAAACAGCTGATTCCGTCACGTCCGAACCATTGATTTCTGCGTACTTAATCAAAGTCGCAGAAGCGTCCTTTAAGGCATCACCAGTCAACCCAAACTGGGTATTAAGCTCACCAACAGCACTGCCCACTGTTTGAAAGTTCGTTGGAATTTCAGTCGCAAGGCTTTTTGCAATATCTGTCATCTCATCCAGTGCTTTTCCGCTGGCACCGGTTTTGGTGACGATGATATCCATCCCTTCGTCCACTTCTCGAAAAGCTTCCAGTGTTGCTTTTCCGAAGTCAATCAGCTTCTGACTGATTTCTCTCAGTTTTTCACTGAAGTTGGCTAGAATCTCAGACCTTAGAAGATTGTTAGTTTCTGCTAAGCTGTGGTTAGCATTATCACTTGCCCCACTCATGCTGCTCATCTCATCTTGCAGATGATGATAAGCTGTCTTGGTTTCATTGAGTGACTTTTCTAGTTTATTGGCTTCAACTGAGTTCTCACCGTATTCAGCCTTGGTCAACTCTAACTGCCGTTCTAAAATGGCAATCTGTTTCTCGACAATCTCTGACTGAGCCGCAACCTTTTTCTGAGCAAGGGCCAGTTTTTCAGATTCACTGGCATTACGACCTAGCTGACTTTCTTGCAACTTAAAGGAGGAAGCGACTTTCTCACTCTCTGAAGCTAGTTGATTTTGTTCAGCTCCTAAAGCAGCTAGTTTACTTTTGTTGCTGGTGACACTAGAGCCATTTTGTTCCAAAGCTCGGTTGACACCCTCCAGCTTATTCTCATAGCTTTTGAGAGTGTTCTGAGTGATTTCGACCTCTCTTTGAAAAGCCCGATACTGATCAGCTCCGATTTTCCCGCTTTGAAACTGAGCTTCTACCTGAGATTGGGCTTGACGTAGTGTCTCTAGCTTCTCTTTGGTTGTTTGAACTTGCTTGGCTAAAACCTCTTGTTTCTGAGTTAAGAGAGTGACATTGCTTGTATCAAATTTTAGTGCCTTATCAATTTGTTTCAGCTCTCGGCTTGCTTCTAAGGCTTCGTGGTTCACCCCTTTTAGAGCTTTTTGTAAGGGCTGGGTATCGCCTCCAATTTCAATTGTGATTCCTTTAATCGTTCCAGCCATACCGTCACCTCCTTACCGCCACATCAAAAATTATCAAAGTCTGTCTGGGTAGCCTTACGGGTCTTATCTTCCTTTTTGGTACGCACTTCAACATAGTCTGTCTGATAGTCCAAGGCCATGCCAATCGTTATCTCTTTTAAATCAGACATGGATAGCCCCGTCTCTTTACAACAGTGAAGATAGGATTCTACCGTGAAGGTTTCGCTACTCGCTTCTTCCGACGCATCGACTTTTTTCTGGTGGTCATTCCTTGATTTAACAATTCCATCAGGACCGGTCCTACTGTTTGAAGCGGAAATTCTTCTAAGTCCATAAAGAACTCTTCAAAAGGTTCAATAGATGGGTTAGCTGATTTGGCAAAAACCCAAAAGAGCCTGTGGAAAAACGTCATATCAAAATCCGCCAACATGCTCATATCCACATCCGATGCAGATAAAGTTTTGCCTTCTTCTAGCTGTTCAGCTTTTTTTAGAATCGACTCTGCCTGCAACATTTGAAACAGATCCTGAAAATAATCTTTCCCAAATTCTTTTTTATAGGCAATTGGTGTGTAAGCATTGGTCGCAAGCTCAATTTTCTTACCTGATAACTGAATCGTTTTCCTCATGATTAACCTCCTGGTTTCACAGTTGGTTCATAGACTTTTGCGAACCAAGTCTTTTTGACATCTTCTGGGGTATCCTCTGTGGTCCTACGACGGACTAGCTTATCAAGCGGCCGAGGACTAGCTTTGAATTTCAATTCCACTTCATTGATGTCTGAACCGCTCTTTGTTTTAGAAGCTACTGTTGGCCGGCTTGCATAACAATAATAGAGCACATGGAGCGTTTCTTTCTTATCCCCTTCAAATCTGAACATCAAGGCAAAATTTTTCTTCTCACTGCTTGCGATTTCTGAGATGACTTTACTCTGGGCATCAATCGTTTCTCCTAACACTCGGGTCAAAAATTCCTGTGTCAAAAGAGCCAGTTTCAGAGTTCCTTCATAGCCATCATTAGATTCTGTCGTATAAAAATTGATGTTGTCTGCTTTATAGGAACCAGAATCCCCTTGTGGCTCCAAGGTCAGCTCTGCGGCACCCCTAAGTCGCTCCACTGTCCCGTAGGTCAGCGCCCCATCATCTCCTTCTTTGGTTACTTCTGCCCAATGGACATCCTGCAAACCAAAGGTGACTTTATTTTTCTCCATCGGATTTTTCCTTTCTATTGACTTAAATGATAAATAACCTGATACAACTTTTCTGTATCCAAATAGGTTTCTTCCTTGTCAAAAAAGAGAGAATGACTGTCGAGTGCTGCTTCTATTTTCTCTTCTAATTCAAGGTCTTTTTTCTCGGTATAAAGCTCCAGTCTGACTTGACTTCCTTTGTGATAAGCCAGATTATCTGCACCATAATTCTGAGAAGCAGGAAACCAATACACCACAAAGGGAGGAGCTGGACTATGCCCCTCCTCAAAATGATGATAGGCACAGGGTAAACCTAGACTGTTCAAAAATGAAAACCACTCATCTTTTTTCATAACTTCTCCTTCAAGCGCTCTTCAAATTGGCGAATCATCTTTTCTTCAACAGGAGCAATATGCCGAATTCCTTCAACCCTGCCACCGCCTCGTTTGGCATGACCATTTTCAAGGAGGTGTGTCAGTCCTGGTGTTCGATTATAAATCGTTTTTGTCAAAGCTAGATTCGTTTCTTTAGTCACAGTAGAGGTCCAGCCTCGAGCATATTTCCCCCGCTTTTTCGGAGAATGTTTCTTTAACTCATTAACAGCTTCCTTCGTGCTGTCTTCCACCACTGCTTTCACTGTTTCAGTAGACCTTTCAACATAATTCTCCAACTCCTTTTGAACAGCTCGATCTAGGTCAGACGGGTCAATTGTTACCATATTGTACCTCCTCTGTCGCATCTATCAGGATTATCTCCTGAGGATAAGTTAACGAATCAATGGCCTTGATATTATAAAACTTATCCTCAAAGCGAAGACGAGTGGTTTGACTATCCAACTCTCGAATGGAAGAGTCGTAGCGCAGCGTAAAGCGTAACTGATGAATATTCTTGACCATTACTGTTGAAGTGCCTTCCATTTCAAGAAGCACCTTGCAGGAACACCACCTAGAAAACAATTGCTGCCACTGACTGCTTTCATTGCCAATAGCATCTTGCACAATGACTCGTTTTTCAAAGAAAACCCGTTTACTTAATGGAGCTATCTTCATCAGAACACATCCCTTCTGTGAGCAGAAAGAAGAGCCTTGAGGAGTTCTACCAAACTCTCCTGCCCTCCTTCTTCTCGGTGCTCGTAAAGATAAGCTGTCCCAAACAAAACAATCGTCTGAAGGAAGTCAACTTCTTTCTCCTCCGTCACTTCCTCCAGATTCTTGCGTAGGATACTGAAACACAACTCTTCACTGGCAGAAATCATGACTTGAATCAAGTTGTCATCCTCTGAGTGTTCGACTCTCAGATAGTTCTTTGCTTCCTCCAAACTAATCTTCATGAGAAGCCTCATTTCATTGTCAAGACTTTAACCGCTTCATTCAGAATCAACTTGCCGTCCACGCGCTGACTAGCAAGAAAGCCAACTTGACCGCTTTCTGCATAGAGTTCATTCAGGCGCTTAAAGGAACGTCCTTGACGGTCCGCAATCCAGTAGTAAGAAAAGTCACCGAAAGCCAAAACTTTTTTACCTGTATCAATGGTTGGCACAAAGCTAGAGGTGAAATAAGGACGATTCAGAATCATATCTGGTACACCAGCTTGAACAGATGGCTGCCAGATATAGTTGCCGTTATTGTCCTTGAGTTTCCGTAAAGCTTTTACGGTGGAGTCGTTCAAAATCCATACTGCATTTTTCCGATAAGGTGATTTAAGCGAGTGATACAAATCCATGACATCGTCAAAGGTAATCGTCGCACCACCACTAGTCGCCCCTTCAGTGACCGTTTGAAAAATTCCAGTTGGCTTACCTGTTCCATCACCAATCAGAAAAGCTTCTTCTTCCTTCACACCAATACGACGAGCAAATTCATTAGCCATATAGCTTTCCAAATCAAAGACGGAATCATAGAGCAGCTCATCAGAAATCTTAATAGCTGTTCCAACCTTATGGGAACCAAGCGTTACTTGACTAAAGGTATCTTCTGATTCCTTGAACTTAGAGTTCTCATCCATCCAAGTGGCTTCACCGTTCCCTGACACAACTGGAATCTTCCGCTCCCCGCTTGAAGTCTGAATGACCGTTGCAAGACTCCGCATGAAGTTTTCTTCTTGAAGAGCCTGGATCAGACGTTTCTCATATTCATCTGGAACCAAGTAACCGCCACGTGAGTCGTCTCCAATACTGAGGGTATTTTCGATATCATAGAAGTTTTTCTTGCGGATATTGTTCCAAAAAGCTGTGTTATAGGCTTTAGAGGAACGTCCGCCTTTTGGATTTCCTCCGCCTACAGTTGGATTGGCGACAATGGCTTGACTAACCGGACTGGCTAATTCCTTATCCAGTGCTTCCTGCCGCTCCAAACGTTCAATCTCTTTACCAAGGCGAACAACCTCATCTTCCATTTCTTCATAACGGGCCGTATCTTCTACAGAAACCAGCCCCTTATCATCCCGACAGGTATCCAGAAAGCTTTTTGCTTTCTCCCATACCTGTGCTCGTTTTTCCCGCAATTGTAAAATTTTACTCATGGTTATTCCTTTCTTATTTCAAGAGTGACAACCGTTTCTCTAACTGAGAAACTGGTGTTTTGGGCTGAGGTTTTTTATCAGCCAATTTTAAAAGCAGCTGGTTGGTCACCGCTGCTCGACTAAACATCATACTTTGAACCGTCCCATCTTCATGAGGTGCAGGCTCATACAAAATAGAATCCGCAAATCCAAGTTCAAGAGCCTTCTTGGCATTAAACCAAGACTCAGCATCCATCAAGTGGGATAGCTGTACTCGAGATAAACTAGTCTTAATTTCATAAGCATTGAGAATGGACTCTTTGACTTCTGATAACATAGCAATGGCCTTCTCCATTTCTTTAGAGTCACCAATTGCGACCGTCATCGGATTGTGAATCATCATCATAGCTACCGGACTCATATTGACGGTGGTTCCCGCCATAGCAATAACACTGGCTGCCGAAGCTGCAATGCCATCAATATTGACGGTCACGTTATCCTTGTAGTCCATTAACATATTGTAGATTTGAGCTGCCGCAAAGACATCTCCACCCGGTGAATTAATCCATAAGGTTAATGGCCCGGTGCCACTCATGAGTTCATTCTTAAAAATTTGCGGAGTCACATCATCATCCACCCAGGATTCACTAGCAATCGTACCATTTAGATGCAGCACTCGCCCCATTTCATTCTCGCTGAAATTCCAAAATTTATTCATGGCTCTCTCCTTTTTGATTTGTTTTCATAAATCCTCCTGCATCTTTTAACTTGGTCATATTGCCATTAATGAGGTAAAGGTCACCGCCTTCTTCTGGCGGGATAGGGTTAAGTTCTTCTAGTTCTCGGATGTCGTTGGTCGATAGCCAGCCGTTTTGTCGGCCAATCGCATAGCCGTTCATTCGACTTTGGTAATCCCCACGAAGCAAGCCATCCACATTGAATTTAATGAAATGGGTTTTCTTTTCTTCCGGCAGCAGCAAACTTTTCTTAAGAGCCTGTTCAAAACGAACCACCCAGGGGTCCAAGGTATACTTAACAAACTCAAGGGATTGTTGCTCAATATTCGAAAAACTGGACTTCTCTAAATCTCCTACCATGTGCGGTGGTATCCGAAAGAGACGCGCAATCTCATTGATTTGAAATTTACGGGTTTCCAAGAACTGTGCTTCTTCAGGTGGTATTCCAATTTGCTTATAGCTCATCCCTTCTTCCAGGACAGCTACTTTATGAGCATTTCGTGTCCCCTGATAGACTGCATTCCAGGAATCTCGGACCTTAGCAGGGTCTTTTAAGATACCTGGGTGTTCGAGAACTCCCCCAGGGTTAGCACCGTTGCCAAAGAAACTAGCGCCATATTCTTCACAAGCAAGCGTCATCCCCACCGCATTCTTCGCCAGAGCAATCGGAGAATAACCAATCAGACCGTCAAACCCTAATCCTGGAATATGAAGTACCTCTTCTTGTGATAAAACAATGCTTCCTTTTTCCTGAAAATTAGGATTGTCTTCCTCATAACGATTGTAAACATAATAGAGCTTACCCTTTTCACTTCGGTGGACACTCATCTGATCCGGCAGCAAAGGGTACAGCCCAATCGCCTGACCTGAACGGTCACGAAGAATCTGAGAATAGGCATTTCCCCAGATCAAGAGATGGCTCATCAAGGTTTCCCGAAATACAAAAGATGTCATGTCAGGATTCGGTTCATCATGCAAAAGCGTGTAAAGGGCATGTTCTGTATCCTTCGTTTTCCCTCCTTCGGTGTATCGATAAACATGAAGAGGTAAAGATGCAATGGTCTCTGACAGAATCCTTACGCAGGCATAGACCGCTGTCGTTTGTAATGCCGTCCGTTCATTGACCGTTTTCCCACTCGTGGTTCGACCAAAGAGTAGCGAAAAGTCATTTCCTTCATACTTATTTTTGGGCTCTCCCCTCTGTCGTTTTAGTCCTAATCGTTCCAATATTCCCATAGTCATCTCCTTTTCTAGACATGAAAAAAAGCACCTCGCTTGAGATGCTTTACAATCACTCTTTCAATTGTGGAAAATCTAATTAATTTAAAAGGATAAGATTCCCCGCTCATCATAAATACTACCGTCATTCTTTTGATGTCGAATGCACCTATCTAAAGCCATAATGGTTGCGACAACGCCGTCAATCTTTTCTACAGATTTTTCTTTATCAGGCTTGATATTCCCGGCTGGGTCCTGTCTCATGACTACGTTTTGGGCCATCCATTTCAAAACCGGATGACCTCCATGCTGGATTTTACCTTCCATCATGAGTTTATAGTACTCTTTGGAAGGTGGACTCATGTCCTTATAGCCCTGACCAAATGGAACCATTGTTAAACCCATGCCTTCTAAGTTCTGAACCATCTGTGTCGCATTCCAGCGGTCATAGGCAATTTCTCTGATGTGGTAGATAGTGGACAGTTCTTCAATGTACCGTTCAATAAATCCATAATGAACAACATTCCCATCCGTGGTGAGAAGGAAACCCTGCTTTTCCCAGACATCGTACGGCACATGGTCTCGTCTAGATCTAAGAACCAGGGTATCTTCAGGCAACCAAAAATATGGAATAACTTGATAGTTCTCTGCTTCATTTCTTGGTGGGAAGATTAGGACAAAGGCTGTAATATCTGAAGTGGAAGATAAATCCAGACCAGCATAACAATCTCTGCCTTTTAAACTCTCTACATCAATCGGCTGACTCCCTTTGTCATAGACATGTTCCGGAATCCAAGTCACAGCTGAATTAGTCCAGATATTGAGTCGTAGCTGCTTGAATACATTTTCTTCTGCTGGGTTATCTAAGGCATTCAGGTAAGCTTCCCGAACCCGGTCAATTCCAATTGTATGGCCGAGTGAAGGATTGGCTTTTAGCCAGTTTTCTTCATCATTCCAATCCTCTTCTTCTGATAGGCCATAGACAACTGGGTAAAAGCTACTGTCTTTCTTCCGTCCTTTTAGAATTTCTAAGGCCTTGGTATGCAGTTCATAACAAATGGAGTTCTTGTCATTTCCTGCTGTCGTAATAATAAAAAAGAGCGGCTGCTCTCTGGCATCTCCACTTCCTTTGGTTAAGACATCATACAGATGACGATTGGGCTGGGCATGGATTTCATCAAAGACCAGACCTGATACATTGAGTCCATGCTTAGTGCCAGTTTCTGCCGATAGCACTTGATAGAAGCCAGCATTAGAATAATTGATGATGCGTTTAGTGGCCCCCATGACTTTGGAGCGTTTCTCCAAAGCCCTACTCATCAAAACCATTTGTTTGGCCACATCAAAAACGATGGAAGCTTGATTTCGATCACAGGCCGCCCCATACACTTCGGCACTGGCTTCTCCGTCTGCGTATAAAAGATAAAGAGCTATCGCAGCAGCTAGTTCAGACTTCCCATTCTTTTTGGGAATCTCTACATAGGCCGTCAGAAACTGTCGATTCCCATCTTCCTTTACGATGCCAAAAAGGTCACGTACAATTTGTTCCTGCCATGGTAACAGTAAGAATTTCTGTCCCGCCCATCGTCCTTTGGTGTGGCAGAGATTCTGAATGAAGGTTACTGCCCGGTCTGCCTTTTTCTCATCATAACGAGAAGTTGGAAGCATGAAGGGAGAAGGAATATAGTGATACGTCATAAACGCCCTCCTAGTAAATCTTCCATTTCATCTCCTGAACCCACTTCGGAATCCATCGAAGCCAGCCGTGTTCTGGCAGATGGCGTTAAGCCAAACTGTTCACAGAACTTGAGCATGATTTTAAGATTGGTCTGAGAAATAGAAACTTGTGGCACTTGTTGGAGATAGCCATTTGGAGTTTTAATGATAGAGCCGTGTTTTGAAAGAAACTCTTCTGCTTCCTTCCAGCGGGCATAAGCTTGGCAGTAACCCGCAAAAGCGGTCATATCCATATCGGTTAAAAGTCCCAAACCTTCCAGGATTTTTCCCATACGCTTCCATTCTTTTTTGGCATCTTCTTCAAGCCAGGAAGGGCATCTAGGAGCTTTCTTCTTAGGCTGAATTTCATTTTTTGGAAGTGGGCGCTTGCCTGGATTCCCTTCTAAAATTTTCAAACTAGTTGGTTTGGGCTTTCTGCCCCTTTGTGCCATGCCCTCACCTCCTTCAGTCCACAAGAAAAAGCCCGGAGGCTTTATTTCTTATGAATCGATTTTCTCGACCTCATCAATACCATGTAAGACATGGAGTTGCCGTCCATTGTCCCATCGGACAATCAAGGAACCAATATCGTCCACATCTTCCACCGTTCCCAACATACCAACTGGCACTGGATTCGGGTCTTCCATTTTTAAGAGTCGAACCCTCGTTCCAGCAGGATAGCGCCTTTTCAGTAAGTCTACAATCTTTTCATTCATCTTTATTTTCCTTCCCTCGTCTAAGTGAAAGAAGCATCTTCCCAGATACGATTGGTGTCTTCGACAATCAGCTGCAATTCCAGATCAACCATTTTCCCACTTGTATCGGCTTCTTGAATAGAGGTTAGTAAGTTTTGAACCTGGGTAGCATCTTCCTGTTCTACACTGTCCAACTCTTGTTCTTGAGCCAAGGTTATAAATCCTTTGGATAAGAGGACTAAACGATTGCGAGCTTGTTCCAACATTAGATTAGCTTCTGCATTTGAATAAAGCATCATATGTTTCTCCTTTGGGGTTCAATTTGTTCAATGGTATAATACCTCTAGTTCGCATATTTATCCAGTTATAAGCGGTTATTATTCAGTTTGTTTTTGAAATTTTGACTTGAGTTCTTTCATTGCTTGGTCCAAATACTGCAGCTCTAGATAACCAAATTGTCTAGTCTTACGAGCACGCTCTATAGCGTTCCTCAAGTCCTCTACCCCGGAAGAATTTTGTGGTAAATCGAGCATTTTTTCACACAGTTCCTTGAGATGTTGGTGTGCTTCTGCTTCCGTCACTTTCCTAGATTTCGTTTGTTTCCTTCTCATACCCACTGACTGCTTCTTCAAAAGTTAAGGTCCTGCCCTCACGGATTAGCTGCACATCCGTCTTTTCTGTGGCTTCCATATAGCGTTTGACAATAACATCCACAAACTTTTCATCCAGTTCAATACCATAACAAATTCGACCGGTCTGATCAGCCGCAATTAGGGTAGAACCGCTTCCTAAGAATGGGTCCAAGACAAGTGTCCCTCGCATGGAAGAATTCTGAATCGGATAAGCCATGAGCTGAACAGGCTTCATGGTTGGATGCTCTTTGCTGGATTTTGGACGGTCATATTCCCAAATGGTCGTCTGCTTTCTATCAGAAAACCATTGGTGTTTTCCTTTTTGTTTCCAGCCATAGAGCACAGGTTCATGTTGCCACTGGTAGGGACTTCTGCCTAATACCAGAGCATTCTTTTTCCAAACGCAACAACCACTCAGATAAAAGCCCGCATCCTTAAAGGCCTTTCTGAAATTCAGCCCTTCTGTATCCGCATGAAAAACATAGATGGAAGCATCCTCCTCCATGGACTGTTCTACATTGACAAACATGTTAAAAAGGAACTGATAAAAATCCGCATCGGACATATCATCATTTTTGATTTTTCCCGCTGTTTCTTCCACATTAACATTGTAAGGAGGGTCAGTTACGATAAGGTTGGCCTTCTTATCTCCCAGGAGAAGCTGATAAGTTTCTAGCTTTGTAGAATCACCACAAATCACTCGGTGTTTCCCAAGATGCCAGATATCTCCTTGTTTCGAGATAGTCGGTTTTGTCAGCTCCCCATCTACATCAAAGTCATCTTCTTTCACTTCCTTGTTGTGAACCTTAGAAAATAGCTGATCGATTTCTGGGGCTTCAAAACCGGTTAGGTCTAAATTGAAATCCGCATCTTGCAAGTCCACCATCAGGTCTGCGAGAAGTTCTTCATTCCACGCGCCTGTGATTTTATTTAAAGCAACATTCAGGGCCTTTACCTTATTCTCATCCTCAATTCGAACCTGAACACATTGAACTTCTTTATAGCCCAAGTCAGATAAGACGGTCAGTCGTTGATGGCCTCCAATTACAGTACCATCGAAATTAACAATAATCGGGTCAACATAACCAAACTCCACAATGGATTTCTTGATTTTTTCGTATTCCTTATCACCCTTCTTGAGTTTCTTTCGTGGGTTATAAGCCGCTGGTTTTAAAGAGTCAATGGATAAAGAGACCCATGTCATATCTTGTGTGACTTTCATACTACCTCCTTAGTAAAAACGAGATTGAATATAGCAGGCATGGCTACAAAATTTCCGCTTCGCATTGCCGTATGATAAAAAAGACTTACGGCAATGTTGGCAAGCCAATTCATAGTAAGCTGTATTTTGTTTCTGGTGTAATTCTGGATGGTCCTGCCACCAGTATCTCCGACAAGCATCTGAACAAAACTTCTTAGGTCGACCAGTTCCTTTGGGGATAAAGGTTTCTTTACAGTGAAGGCAACAAGGAAGAGCACTGGCTTGGTCTTTCATCATCTTCGTGACGGCATTTCGATAGCCCAATAGTTCCGGATTTCGTTTGCAGTAATTGCGAACAGAATCCCTAGATAAACCGACTATCTTTCCAATCGATTGGTATCCCAAACCTTCAGAACGTAGTTTTCTAATCTGTTTTCTCTGAAAATCGTCCATTTCTGCCTCCTTTCTTTACTGAAATCTCTAACCTTTTAAATCATAAAACGAAATAAAAACAAGCTATAACTTCCTGTTACAGCTTGTTTTTCAGTTATTTATTTCTTCAAAAAATATACCCCTTTTACATTTTGCGAAAATGCACGTTTGAGGGGGCCACGGTCTTTTGAGAGCTGGATCACAGAGATTTTATCCCCCCTCCCCCTCACTAAAAATCATAGCCATAAATTGGAGTATGGTCTTCAGTCATGGTTTTACGGTCATGACAGGATTTGCAAAGAGGTTGCCAGTTGCCCTCATCCCAGAATAATTGTTGATTTCCTCTGTGAGGAACGATATGGTCCACCACCGTCGCCTGCCTGTAACGATTCCGCTTCAGGCATCGAACGCAAAATGGATGAAGCTTCAAGAAACGAAGCCTGGCTTTGTTCCAACGTGAGTCATAGCCTTTTGCCTTCGTGGACTTTACTTCCAGTGAATGAAGGTGACTGTGTTTCTCGCAATACTTGGAGCCGTAAGGCACTAGCTTTGAACAGTTTGGATGCTTGCAAGGCAGAGCGGGTCGTCTTGGCATGGCCTTCACCCCTCTCTATATTCTTTCACATCTTAATCATATCACAATATTTCGTGCAAAGCAGTACCGACTTAGTACCGTATTAGTTCCGGGGTAGTTCCGTCTTTTCGATTTTTACAGTTTTTACTTGATAAATAAAAAAAGTTCTATCTCGAAAAAGATAGAACCTCAAAAATTTAACCTTTTAAATAGTCATCCCAATCTAACCCATCTTTTAAGAAATGTTGCTTTAATTCTTCCCCTAATAAACTTTTGGAATATATGCAGGTTACAGGGTCACCCTTTGGAAATACTTCCTTTGATTTTAAATTTAGTAGTGACTGTGGAACTATTTTGGATTGTGTATCCTTGAGTGTCAGTGCCAGGATTTGCTTTCTTGTTCTTAAAGAATAGTCAAACTCTAAACACAAATATTTACCGGAGCCAGTCAAACAAACAAATGTTCCAACCAATTCTTGAACAGCTCCTAATACTTGTAGCTTTTGCATTGTTGTTCCGTCTTTCTTTATACTCACCTGGTCAATGCTGATATGATTAGCTAAACAATCATCAAAGAAACTACCTGGACCTTTTTGATATCGTATTCCACATAAATGCATGAAGTTAGTTGGAGAAAAATAAACCTCAACTACATTAGATTCTGTATGGTAATACATTACTTTCCCAACAAAATTTTTCTTGAAAAAAACCGCCGCAAGATGTAACTGCGTTAAAAAGCGCTGAAGCTTAATTCTTTCACCATCATTCGGTCTCTTATACTCTTCTTGTTTTGCCATACTCTCCTCATACAAAAAAGTGACTTACAGAATCTGTAAGCCACTCAGTCAGTCGGTTTATTCTGGTGTCTGCCACCGCTTGGCCCTTACGTCCAAGATTAATATCGGATTTAGTTCTGGTGTCCGCCACCGCCTGGCCCTTATGTCCAAGATTAATATCAGATTGACCATGAGCCGACTACTCATCTACACCTTTATTATATAATAATGCAAATAATTTTACAAGTAGTTAACTCAAATTTACTCGAAAATACCAGAGCTTTTAAACCAATTTCTTAGGGGTTAGCCAGATTGGCTACTTAATTTATCACAAGCAGATTACATGATGTAAACTTTTTTAAGCTACAACCTTTTCCAATGAACAACGAACCATACACCTATAATAGTTCTCCATCACGTATGCTGCCATATCTGAAATGGTTTCTTTTGTGACTGGCATAACCTGCATACTGTGGGTTGCCTGATTATAAAGAGTCAAGAATTCAACCTCGATATGGTAGATATAAACTCCAGAAACAAATACGGTAGATAGAACTTCAATTTCTAAAATTTTCAAGTGTTGCCCCTCTTTCTATTGATATTTCTAGTATATCTCAAAATAAAGTATCAGAGGTTGCTATCCTCTCAAATGTACAAAAAAATGCCTGAAATGACCATCTCTTGCATCTCAGACTTTTTTTGAAAAGGTTATTTATTCTCTAGGCCTGCTTGGTAGGCTGCTTCAAGTGCTGCTTTTAAGGACCAAACTGAAACTTCATGAAAGTCTAGGCTGTCCGTGTTTCGTCTTTCCAGGGTTGGAACATTGAGATATTGTTTAGCTATTTGCTCGAGTTGTTCTTTCATGGCTTTTACCCCTTTTCTTTTTTGTATGTGTATGTTAGCGTACTACTCTTTATTTATCAAGTCATTAGCGAAGATTATTCAAAGTTTTTTAAACTCCTATCTGGACCCGTAGAGCCCGGTCAATCCGTACCAGCCAGGCTTCTTCTCGAATGGCCATGACCTTATTTTTTAACTGAAATTTATCCACCGTAAGAACCTGTTCTGCCAAAACCAAGCTGGACCACTTGAGTTCTTTGAAAACTTTCTTAGGGAGGTAGACGTGAGTAGGCAGGTGCTTTTTCTTGTGAACCTGCTTGGTTAGAGGAACAACCGTAACCAAATGAGAATGGTCGTTAGCTTTATTATTGCTGACGACGATGGCCGGTCGAATCCCCTGCTGGATATGACTGTTTTTCTGATTTCCAAAATCTACGTAATAAATATCGCCTCGTTTGCACATATGGTTCTCCTCTAACTAAGTAAAAAATCTTCTAATTGCTGGTTTCTGATAGCATAAATCAAACGGAGTTCCTTAACAGCCTTCTGCTTCCACCTGCTAATGGTACTGCGGCTGATATGGTACTTGACCATAAGGTTGTCCCAGCTTTCTGACACGATGACTAAATCCGTCACAAATTCTGCCAAATCATCCGGAAGCTGACTGACAGCCACTTCAAAGAAATGTAATTCCTGAACTAAACGGCAGTAGCGCTTTGACAAATATTGATAAAGCTCCCGATTGGCTTTTTCTGTTTCTTCCTTGTAGGATAAAGCAATGACCTCACTGCGATAGGGATTCTTACTGGTTTGCACCTTTGGTTCATCAGACCGACCATAGACCATGGTGTCCAGCATTTCGTTTTCTGAGATGCCGACAAACTGGTCCAACTGGCTGCGTAAGAGCTTCATCTCCTTTTCCATGTTCTTATAATCATAGAAAAGGCTATCTATTTTATCCATCCGCTTCCTCCTCTCTCAATTCATATTTGACGGCATCAATCAGGGATTGCTGAGAGATGTCCTTTTCTTTCAATCGTTTCATGACTTGTTCGTCTATGGTATTCTTCGTAATGATGTGGTGAACAACCACTGTTTCTTTCTGCCCTTGCCGCCAGAGCCTTGCATTGAGCTGTTGGTACAATTCCAAGGACCAAGTAAGGCCAAACCAACAAATGGTATGACCGCCAGCTTGAAGGTTCAATCCATGCCCACTGCTTGCCGGGTGAATCAAACCAAGGACTATCTTTCCCTTGTTCCAGTCCTCAATATCCTGATTACTTTGAATCACTCTTGCTTCTGGATAGCGTTCCTTGATGCGTCTCAAATCATGCTGGAACCAATAAGCGATTAACAAGGGCCGGCCATTCATACTCTCCACCATTTCTTCCAAAGCCACTAACTTCTGATCATGCAAGAGTACCGTCTTTCGATTATCATCATAAACCATGCCATTAGCCATCTGCAGTAATTTATTCGAAAGGCTGGCACTGTTTACGGCATCCAGCACCTGTCCTTTAAGTGAAACCACCATCTCTGCTTTGAACTCCTTATAAACTGCAAATTCTGGCTCCGACATCTCAACTAGAACTTCATTGTTCACTCGCTCTGGCATATTGAGATAATCGACTGCCTTCATGGAAATCGTCATATCCGATATCTTGTCATAGATGACTTCTTCTGCTCCATCCTTTGGCTTATAAGAAAAGATAACCTGACCGTTTCGCTTATCAGGGTCAAAATACTGATTGCGAAATCCTGTGATAAAGCGCCCTAAACGCTCTCCGCCATCTAAAATGCCAATCTCAGAAAATAGGTCCATGATATTCCCAGGAGTTCCCGTCAGCCCAACCATGCGCTTGATTTTAAATCGAACTTTCTTTAAAGCTTTGAAGCGTTTGGCTTGATAAGACTTGAAGCTAGAGAGCTCATCAATCACCACCATATCAAAATCAAAGAGTTGATTCTGAATCAACCAGACAACATTCTCTCGGTTGATGGTATAGATAAAAGCTGCGCGTGTTAAAGCGGCTCTTCGTTCTACTTCACTGCCAATAGCAATGGAAATATCAAGCCCCTTTAAATGCTCCCACTTGTTGAGCTCACTCTTCCAGGTATGACTGGCTACTCGAAGCGGGGCAATGACCAAGACTTTTCTGACTTCAAATGAGTCTAATATCAAGTTCCACAATGCCGTTAAGGTAATCACGGTCTTTCCTAGTCCCATATCAAGAATCAAACAAGCTGTCTCATGCTCCTCGATGAACCGAGTCGCCACCTCTTGATAAGGATGTGCCTTGTATGTCATCTAGTATTTCTCCAATCTTTTCTTTATCATCCAACACATAAACTAGAAAACCTAGCTTTCTTAACTGCTCCATGCGCCTGACCTGAATTTTTCTTGGCTTTTCTCCTGGGGCTTTTAACTCCACAAAACCAATCTTTCCTTGAGGTAAAGCTACGATTCGATCAGGTACCCCTACCAAGCCAGGCGAGATAAACTTCATGGCAAGGCCACCCCGCTTCTGACTTTCTACTCTCAGTTTTTCTTCAATTGCTCGTTCTTGCATCTTTCACCTCCCAGGGTTTCCGATAGGGGTTGCCAAAAGGGTTCAAACTCCTTACGCGCTTACGGGTGCCCATTACCCCCTATTTTACTAGTAGTAACACTACTCTCTTAGAAAAGATAGGCAACTAAGGAAACTCGTACTAGAGAAACCACTATTGGCAACGGCTTTGAGAGGTTTCCCATTCGGTTGCTGAAAGGTAAAATCGAAAACCTGTGGAAACCAACTAACGGTTCCCAAGTTGCCTTACGGCATCCGGACAAAAGCACGCTGAGTACCATACAGGGAAAATTTCATCTTACCAGTCGTGTTTCCAGTGTACTTATTCCAGCCACCGATTTTATTTAGAATTCCTTCAATTTCATAGGAATCAGCCTTTTTGATATTCTGCCGTTCCTTACCAAAACACTCACACCAAATTTCCATAATGCAGACCCGCTCACGCTGTTCTGTGCCCTTCAAAGTCTGACTGCCAAAGTCACTACCAGCCAAGAAAGTCCGTCGCTCATATAAGTCCATCTTGGCCCAGTTATCTGGCAATAAAGTATCCAGATACTCAGCTACAATACCTTCTCGGTCGTCTGATTCCATGGCCTCCTGTCGTTCTTTATTTGCTTCATTTTCTGCTTTTCCTTTGAGAAACAGTTCTTCTCCTGCTTCATAATAGACCTTGGCTTCTGCCCACAATTGGTCTACTTCAAATAGCTCCCAGGGCTTCAATTGACTTGTATCTGACACTCGAATCGGCCAAAAGCGACGGTTCCCCGTGACGTCTCGCAAGAAGCCATCTTCTGAATTGGTTGAACCCACAATGATACAAGCGCGTGGGTGACTTTCCACATTCACCCCATAGGCTTGACGGAATTTATCATCCTGGCGGGATATAAAGGATTTGACGGTCTCCACATCCGTTTTTCGAATTCCGGTCATCTCGGAAATCTCAAGAATCCAATAGCCTTGCAGCTTTTCTGCCGCAGTCTTATCCCGCATGTCTGAAATCGCCAGAGAATCCGAGAACCACTCTTTGCCTAGCTTGAGAAAGAAGGTTGATTTTCCTATCCCCTGCGGTCCATTTAGTACAAGAATAGAATCAAATTTAATTCCTGGTTCGTAAATTCTCGCTATCGCCGCCACCATGGTTTTTCTCATGACAGCTCGTGTATAAGCTGTGTCTTTTGCTCCAAGGTAAAGAATAAGAAGTGAATCAATCCGCTCAACCCCATCCCAAACCAAAGGTTCTAGGTATTCCTTAATGGGATGGTAGAGCCGGTAAGAAGTCACCACAGCTAAAAGAGCATCCTTGAACTTAGTAGGTGACCAAATACCATAGACACGCTCAAAGTAGAGTTTGGCATTAGCTAAGTCCGAATCATTCCAGCCTGGACGTGACCGTCTCCAAGGCAGCTCACCAATCACATCAATGACATTCTTAAATTCGTTGTAGACAATGTTTTGAAGATTGGGGTCAAAGTGAAGAATAGTCGCAATGTTAGATAAGGTATCCTTAACCCGGCCAGTCTTATCCAACTCTAGGCTCCCCTGCCAATTCTCCGTATCAGTGAATTCCAAAGTCGCATCAGCTAAACGCTCTTTTGCGAGCGTCTCTTTGGTCGCATCATCCTTTAGGACAAAGTCCTGCATAGCCTTATAAGACGGTTGCTTGGTCGAATCTTTCTTTTCCTCATCGTCCTTATCACCAAAGAGATGCAGGCGAACCAAGTCAAAAGCCGATAAAAGCCTGTGGCCATAAGGATCGGTCGCATGATGGCTATAAGCAAATTTGTCATCATAAAGAACAACCCCAGCACTGGTTGTGGCATGAATATAATCAAAGCGCCCTGGAATGCTGGAAGGTTTGTAAACATCTCCTAGAAATTTTTCAATTGCTTCTGTAATAGTGTAGGTTCGGTTGAAGGCACCAATCAAGCCAGATTTTCCAAGTGGGTCTGCTTGTTTGGCAATGGCCCGCTCCAATAGTTTGTTCTGCCGGCTGGATACAGGCCACTCAGTCGTATCTTTCCAGTTCTGATAGCGTGCTAGAACTATGTCCGGATTAAGGAAATCTCCCTCCAGTTTTTTGAAGACAAACTCTCCGTCTTGTGAAGTTGAAGGCCAATACATGAGACGGCTCGGTTCATAGGTCGTATCATCAAACAGCTCCATACCAATGTCTTCAGCTACTTTTCTGGCAACAGCCTGATATTCCTCAGCCGTTACTTCCCTAGACAAGGGAAGTATCAAGCGCAGCCTTGGATGCTCTTTGGTATGTTTATGCGTTGAATAAAAATACGCAAAGAAAGAAAAGAAGAGTTCGACTTCATCCATAATGCCAGGTGTCGCAAAGTCCATATCCAGAGTCAAAGCCGAGCGAGACAGCACCGCATCTTTCTTTCGCCTTCCTTTGTCTAGCTTTCCTAAAACAAAGCCACCGACATCCTTGATACTATCTTGCCTTGACTTCGCCAGTTTCTTATATTCCGCTACCGTTTCAGCCGTTCGGATAGTGGTTGAAATACGGGCTTCAAACTGCTCCAAGCTATAACTGGTTTGTGTCCAAATCTTATCGGTTCGTTTGTTTCCTAATGAAATGGCAAGTTCCATTCTTTCCTCCTCAATCTTTCTTATAAAATTCACAGGCATAGCCGTCGGCTCGTAAAGGCAGACTTTCGGCCCAGTCTGGCTTTGTGGCAAGTAGCTGGCAGACTTTTGCCACACTCTCTTCTCTCACTTCTACCACCGCTTCATCATGCACATGAAGAACAATAGCTAGTCCCTTTTTCTTGAGCTGCATCATGCCATAAGCCAATAAATCTCGGGCGATACCCTGAACAATATTTTCCACTAACTTTGGTCCATAGGTCTCAAGCCTTGTCCATTTCTTACTCTCTCCAATCCCTTCATAGGTCAAGCCGGGCTTGCCGAATGCGTTCATTCCCATGTGAGGTTTAACATAGGCTAATTTACGACCTGAAGGCAACGTAATAAAGAGCATTCCCGATTGATAACTAATGACTAGATTCTTAATCTTCTTCGATTCTCTTGTTTCGTATACCTGCTTTGCGGCCCTATCTATCTCCCACCAAAAAGCGACAATATGTGGATTGGCTGACCGCCACTGATTGACGAGCGGCTGCAACTCCTCTTCTTCCAGTCCCATATCCAGTGCTCCCATAGTGGTTAAAGCACCAACTGAACCACCATAGCCAAGAGCCAGCTCCGCAATCTTACCTTTTTGGCGAAGGTGGCTATTAACACCGTGTTTCTCAACCGGTACTCCAAACATAGAAGATGCAGATGCGCAATAGATATCCCCGCCCTGTTCAAAAACATCTAACCGCCAAGATTCTCCAGACAGCCAAGCCAACACTCGAGCTTCAATCGCAGCAAAGTCAGCAACGATAAACTGATGACCTGCTTTAGGGACAAAGGCAGTCCGGATGAGTTCAGAAAGGACACCTGGGACATTCTCATAGAGAGTATCCAAGGTTTCAAACTGCCCTTCTTTGACAAGCGTTCTAGCAAGGGACAAATCCTTGAGTTTGTTCTGAGGGAGATTTTGTACCTGGACCAACCGTCCAGCCCAGCGGCCGGTACGGTTTGCCCCATAGAATTGTAGGAGACCGTGTACCCGACCGTCAGAGCAAACACAGCGTTCGATAGCCTGGTATTTCTTGACGGAGGTCTTTGACATCAAAAGACGCAGCTTTAACATTTCAAGCACTTCTCCATCTGCTTCTTTGAGATGCTTCGCCACCTCTTTCTTTCCCAGCGAGTCCATGAAGACTCCTTGTTCTTTTAACCAGCCTTTCAGTTGAGAGACAGAGTTAGGATTTTCTAGGCCACTTAGCTCATAGGCACGCTTCGTCACTTGCTCCTTATAAGAGAGGTCACAAAGAATAGCCTGTTCAACCAACTGCAAGTCTACTTCTATGCCTCGATCATTAATTTCCTGATCTAACTGATAGAGAAGCTGCTCACTATCAAGCAAGGGATAATTTCTTAAACGCTCTCGAATCGCTTGTTCCACCTCTACATCTCGCTTGCAGTAACGTTTAAATAATTCCCAATCCTCAGGCGCATGATGGGGGAAATTCCGCTCCCGCATACCATTTGCTTTCGTTCCTTTACAGGGCAGGCAGAAATAGCGAATCAGCCTGCTTCCCTCTTTCATCTTTTGTTCTTCTATGTTGAGAACTCGTCCCACTCCTTCAAGGGACAGAGGAAGCCCTAGACTTGCTGCAAGCACTGCCGTACACGACCAGGACCTGGCTGAGAGATGCTCTCCTAGAAACTTGGAAAGACAGACCCTCTCAAAGTTGGCATTGAAGGCCGTTTTTATAATGGCATCATCTAGTAGAGCTAAAAGAATCTCCTCCGGAATCTGCTCCCCCTGAGCCAAGTCTACCACCTGCGTTTCGTTTTCGTCCTCCTTATAGGCAAAGAGCAAAATCTCAAATGCTGGGCTATCCACATAGCGGTAAACACCGCATTTTGTTAAGTCTACATCTGAATAAGTTTCAATATCAATGCTTAGAGTTTTCATCCGTCCTCCAATAGGTAAAGAGGTGGAGACCCACCTCAGGCTAGAAAGTCGTCATCATCCACGGTACCGAATTCATCTTCTGCGCGAACTCGGCCACCTAGTGGCTCTCCGTCTTTCAATTTTTGAATGTTTCCAAGACCAGCTGCAACCCCACGATTTCCGTTGGAATTAAAACCATAGAAGGTAACAGAAACCCGACCATAACAGCCTGAATAGACTTCCGCCTGGTCAAGAATCGGCTGCACCTGCTGGTCTACGACCTGCGGCTTTTGTTTGGAATTACAGTTAATGAAATAGCTATTGGCATAGGCTTCATCATCCGGCCGGTCAATATCTCCATCTCGGAGTGGCAGTTTCAGATTGGCTGGAATTTTCCCGCCAAATTTTGAAATAGCTTCTTGTTTCGCTTGCTCTACAGCTTGTTGGATTTTCTGAATGGTGGCCTTATCGCTCTTTGGAATAATGACCGATACAGAATATTTTGGTTCAGAACCATTAATGGATTGCGGTTCCCATACATTGGCATAGGACAGACGGCCAGGGACGATTACTTTTGTTTCTTTTGACATATTAGTTTCCTCCAAATTCAGCTGCTGCTGGAATATATTCTTTTCGTTTATCATTTTCAGGAACAAGGGTTAACTTGCCCTGAGGTTTGCGAACCAAGTGACCTAACACTCGGTTAAATTCTTTCTTGCCCATCCGTTTCTCGAGTTCAGTCAGAGAAACCAGACTTTGTTTATAGATATCGGTGAAGCCTTCTGCCTCTGCTAGTTTGGCCACTTCATCTTCATCAGTGAACTGACGGATAGAGCGGCCTTCAACGAGCTTAAACCCATTCCATGATTTATGAGTATCAATGGCCACCTTGGTCGCATAGTCTTTCACCTCTGTCGCCCATTTGACCAGGTCATCCACATGAAGAAGAATTTCTTCAATCTCGCCATCCGTCAAAAGATGAGGGGAAGCCAACTGGAATTGTTCAAGCTCTTTATGATAGTCCATTCGTGCCCTAAGAACGGCATTGCAAGGTGAGAACTGACACCAAGGACCATAGGTGACCTCTCCTTCACCTTTAAAGGCCAGTTCAGCCTTAGGTTTCAGCTCCGTCTCAGCCCACTCTATCAAATCTTCTCGCTGTAAAATGGCCGTTGAGACACTGCCTTTTCGTGGCTGAAAAATGGTCATCTTGATGTCCTCAATATCATAGAGAGCATCATAGAGCTCCAAGGCTCCCAGAGCATAGAGCTTCATCTGCGGATTGTTCTCCGCTTCAACCAGTACTCCTTTGCCATACTTAAAGTCCACGACATGAAGGGTACTGTCTGCCACAATGACGCAGTCAGCAGTCCCAAAACCTTCTGGAACATAACGGGAAAAGTCAACGGTCTGCTCAATCAAAACAATTGGATCACTGGTACTTTGTTTCAGTTGTTCCAACTCATCTATGATGAAGGTAACATATTCTTCCGTGGCTTGTTCCATCTCAAGCGTCAACTCACCTTCCGGTTCTTCTGCTTCTAATTGAAGAACACTTTTTAGCTTATATTCAGCTAAGGCATGGGCCAATGTTCCTTCCTCCGCTGCAGGGTTCGTCTTGTGTTCAAAGAACTCTTCCAAGCGAGCAAGAGGCGGCACTGTCAGCCAACGATGGCTGGAGGATGCTGATAATAGTGCGTGTTGTTTTTCTGCCATATCAGAGTCCTTTCGCATCTTCAAGAAGGGAAGAATAGCGCTTTTCTTCTACCGCAGAGAGCTTGTTTGCTCCATACTTTTGAAGGAGTTCCCGCACTTGTTCTGTCTTGCCTGCCCGAGATTTTTCAGCCAGAACTTTGCGGATATCTTCAATGGAGATAGTTGGTGATGAAACCTTTTCAGTTTTTTTAACAGATACTTCATCTGGAAGGTTGACTGCACCACATAGTTCTTCCAGACTGTCTGCCAGCATCCGTAAGTTGGAGATAACGGTTTCTAGTTTTTTCATTTGTGCCATAGCTTTTCCTTTCTTATTCTAAGAACATGCTTGGAAACTTCGACCAAACAGAATCTTTAGTATTAGTAACTTTTGGATTCTTTTCTCCTGCATAGCGAACCTTATGTCCGCTGCATTGGAGTGCAAATAAAGGTTCTACCCGGTCATCTATTTCCATGGTATGTGGATTAATAGGCTGACCATTCTCATGGAATAATCGGAAAGTTTTTCCCAGCTCTTTCGCCGTTTCAATCTCATACTTCATACCTTGAGAGATATTGGGACCATAGACCCAAATCTCATCGCACCGCTTTAAAATCTCCTGCCCCATAGTTAGCCCTTGAATTCGCTCTTCAGGATTTCGATCATTTAAGAACTGTGTCAAAAGTAAATGCGGGGCGACGGGCACATAACCTGCCTTAGTAGCTTGCTTAGAATAGGCAATAGCCTTCTTTTCATTCTCTGCAACATTCCCTCTGTAGGGTGAACATATAAATACTGTTTTCATTTGGAAAAATCCGTCCTTCATCAATTTTTTGGAGTTACTGGTGATGGCCATCTCCGACTCACAAGACTAGTATAAAACCATTTGGCGAAAGTCAACAGAGCAAAAAATGAGGGGTTTTAAGCCGAAAAATGCGGGTTTAGTAGGTAGACCTTTAACTAGAAAGACTGTTAAAACGCAAAAAAGACCCCTCAAAAAATGAGGGGTAAAAATAAAATTTTTTAAATTGTTTCTATATTCATGGATTTTAACTTTTCATTCACTTCTTCCACTGAAAGATGATAACAGTTTCTGAGAATCATTTTATAAGCACTATGATGTGGAATCATATCGCTTAAGCTATGAGTGCTCTTTCCTATCAAATCAAAGCTAAAATCTGGATACAGCTTTAGTCCGATACAGACGGCGATTATGTTCTTCAACTTCCCATTCTCTCCGTGCTTTGTTTCCATTCTTTCTATTGTAGAAACACTGACGCCACTGTATTCTTCCAATTGTTCTCTCGAACAATCTTTTCTGTCTCGATGGAAACGCAATGTCCCACAAAAATGATTCGGAAGAGATTCCATAATGCGCTGAATCTCAGAAAAAATATGACCAGAGTATTCTGGGATTGAGTTGACTTCAATGATATGTTCTGAAAAATCAATCTCAATTTTTAGTTCGGGCAAATTTCCACGATACAAAATATAATCGTTGAAATCCTTATAACTAATACTTTTTCGGCCTGCATAGTGGATATCAAAAATGAGACAGCATTCATCCATATGAGAATAAGCGTAGTCAGTCATTTGATAAACTCCGTATTCTACCATTTGAACATACTTCTCAGAGTTTAAGCAGAAATGAGAATCTACATAAACATACTTTCCTGAATCCATTAGCTCTCTAAAACGTTCATTCTTGAAGTTCAAAAAACAAGCGTTATTAAAAGAGATGGTGAATGTCTGATTATTTTGAATAGCATCCGCTTCACAAGTATAGCTCTTGATGTATTCATTGCCCACATACTTGTAGATACCTTCAAACTCGGTATAACCAAGCTGCATCATTCGAATTTTAACAGCCCAACGCGACACTTGAAAGAATTGAGCTAAATCATCAATCACCTGTTCAAACATGATAATTCTTTCGTCTTCATCAAAAAGGAATGAATACTTACGAAACAGTTCTTGAACCATCATTTTCGTGGTTTTCCTTGGCATCAGAATCCTTGCTGCAATACCATTGGCCTGCCACTCCATCCAGTCATAAGTACTCCATTTATCTTCTTTGATAGCTGAGCGATTTAAACGGCTGGAAATTTTGGTATCTTTAGACCCTAGTAAGCTCTTATATTCATTGTGAGTACGGTGCAGAAGCCAGTGAACACATTCATGAATAATGGTATTATTAAAACTTCCCTGATTTCGAAGACCTTTGACCTGAGGGTCAACTAGAACGGTTCCAGACTTCACGGTACGTTCCTTTTCCTGATCACCATCAAAGAAAGTTACAAGACTATCTTTAAAAACCATCTCGCCAAAAATAGAACCATCTGAAGAAAGAGTACCTTCTTCAACTTCAACTCCAATATTCCGCACAAAATCATAGATGGGCAGTGCCATAGGAGTTTGCAACATCTCTGGATAATATTGTTCTAAAATGTCTTCTGCAATACTATCCATATTCTTCGCGCTAACATAGGGCACAAATTCTTTTGAGAAATAAGGAATAGGTCCTTTCTCACTTGAAGGAACATAAGGCTTGACTTTTAAGACAGAAAATTGATGAAGGCCATCAGTCAATAAATACTTTACTTTTACTGAGAGCCAAATTTCTGCACTGTCTTTTTCATAGCCAAAACGACCATGGCCTCCAATATTTAAAAATCCAATTACAAGTAAATCCGAAACAATAAAGTCTCCACTTTTATTGCTTGCATGGATACTCTTTATAGAGAAATCATCTAGTTTGGCAAACTTGATGTCATCAATTGAATATGAAGATATATTTAAAGAATCTCTAGAGTTATAAACA